CACAACGTGGTTTGGACAATCTTAATAAGGCAGGGGACGGTTTAGTTGATGAAACAGTAAGACAGGCACGTATTATGGCTAAAGGTGAACAGCTAAGCATAGATAAAATCGTAAAAATAGCAGCGTGGCACAAAAGACATTTAAGCGATTTAGATAGAGAAAAATCAAACCCAAACGATCCTGATACTTGGAGGGCGTCAGATGTAGCATTTTTACTTTGGGGTTCTAATCCGTGGACTGATCCTATGGAAGCAGCAGATTGGGCAGATAGAAAAATTGCACAACTTGTAAATGAGGGTGAACTAGAACCAAGACAAAAAGGTAGTGATAGTTCTACACCAGCACCAAAAAAAGACCAAATAAAAGGAAGCAAGAAAAATCCAAAAGGTTCTGCAAGTGGTAAATCTGGTGGCATAACCTTTAGCGAAAGTACAGAAAAAGCTATTAGGGGAAGAATAGAGAAACACAACGAAGAAGTTGAGGGTATGGCAAGTTGGCGTAGATTACGTATGGGAACAGCAAAGGCAGTTGTAAGGCGTGGATTTGGTGCATATTCAACAAGTCATAGACCGGGTGTAAGTCGTCAAGCGTGGGGACTTGCAAGACTTCGTGCATTTAGTTATTTGTTAAAAAACGACAGACCACAAAATTCAAAGTATAAAGCAGACAATGATCTACTACCACAAGAACACCCAAGATACAGTAAAAAGGAAGAAAAAATGAGTACACAACACTTAGACGTGTTTGATAGACCAGTTGCTATATCACAAACACTAGAAACACAAAAACGCAACACTATTCTTAAAGAAATGGATAAGCAAACTGAAAATAGAAGTTTTACATTTAGTGCAGTAGAAGAACGCAAAAGCAACGATAATGATACATTGTTGTTTACTGGTTATGCTTCTGTATTTGACAAACCTTATGGCGTAAGAGATAGCCGTGGACAATACAACGAAACAATAAAACCCGGTGCATTTAAGAAAACATTAAAAGAACAAGATGACGTAAGATTTTTAGTTAATCACGACGGCATACCATTGGCAAGAACTTCGTCTGGTACATTACAACTTGAAGAAGATGATTATGGTTTATTTGTACGAGCCGAACTTGATCCAAGCAACCCAACAGTTGCAGAAGTATCAAGTGCTATGAAACGTGGCGACCTCAATGAAATGTCTTTTGCTTTTGCTGCAATCAAAGATAATTTTGATACCAACGGTGAAAACAGAGAAGTAAACGAAGCAAGATTATTTGATGTTTCAGTTGTTACTTATCCAGCTAATCCGTGGGCAGGTGCAAAACTTCGTGGGGTAGATATAGAGAACTTGCATAAAGAATTAGTTGAAGCAAGAAGTGGTGAACAAGCCACAGAGATTTTAGAAAGTTTTATTAACCAAGTTGCAGAAAGTGATGACGTTGATAAAAAGCGAAGCAATCCTAAAGTGGATTTACTTAAATTGAAACTTGAAATGGACGGTATTCGCAATAAAGACGTTTAGCCGTGGTCGTGTATCACACTTTTACCACACTCAACGCAGAAGTATAAGAAATAACATACAAGGAAATTAAATTGAAAAAATTAATTGAAGCCAGAGAAGCCAAAGTTGCAGAACTTGACGGTCTTGTTGCAGAACTTGATGAAATGGAAGCTGGTGAAGAATTTGACAGCAAATTTGCTAGATCAAACGAACTACACGCTGAAATCAAAGAAATGAACGAGAAGATTGAAGAAGCAAGAGAAGCTGCTGAAACTTTAAAAGCAGTTAAAGAAAGCAGAAATGAACTTGGTGTTGAGGACGAGGACTTAGGCGATAAAGAAGCTGTTGTAGAAGTAAACGAGCCAGATATGTATAGAAAGGGTGGCGACCACTCTTTTATATCAGACGCTTGGGCAGCTAGAAGTGGCGACTTTAAAGCACAAGAAAGACTTAACAAGCACCAAGATTTTGAAGCCAGAGATGTTGGAACAGGTGCTTTTACAGGATTAGTTGTACCTCAATACTTAGTTGATGAGTACGCACCAATCGCAAGAGCAGGTTCACCATTTTATAATGCTGTACCTAAAAAGGACTTACCAGCATTTGGTAACAAAATTGAAATATCCAGAATAACAACTGGATCAGCAGCAGCAGAACAAGCTAGTGAAAACTCAGCTGTTCAAGAAACAAATATGGACGACACCTTATTAACAGTCAATGTTGATACTATTGCAGGTCAGCAAGACGTTTCAAGACAAGCTCTTGAAAGAGGTGGACAACCGGGTTTCTCATTGGAAAACATTATCTTCCAAGACTTAGTTGCAGCTTATTACACAAAATTAGATAACCTTATGATTAACGGTTCTGGATCTTCAGGACAACCATTAGGTATATCACAAGTATCTGGAATTAATCAAACAACTTATACAGACGCAAGTCCAACAGTTGCTGAATTATATCCAAAACTTGCAGACGCAGTACAGGAAATCAATTCAAATAGATTTGCACCAGCTACTGCAATCCTTATGCACCCAAGACGTTGGGGTTTCTTAACAGCAGGTGTGGACAGTTCAAACCGTCCATTAGTATTACCAGCTGGTAACAACCCAGACAACGCAGCAGGTGTTGGGGACGCAGCAGCTTATGGTCAAGTTGTAGGTAGTGTTCTAGGATTACCAGTAATCACAGACGCTAACATTAGAACTGATTTAGGTGCTGGTACTGAAGACGCTATTTATATAGCAAAAGTTGATGATCACATTATGTTTGAAGATAATTTGTTCCAACTTAAATTTGAAGAAACAAATGCAGGTAGCTTAACAACTAAAATGGTTGTTTATGGTTACGTTGCTTTTGCTTCTGGAAGATATCCAAAAGGTATATCAGAAATCGTAGGTACAGGACTTATTGCACCTACCTTTTAATTAAATTATGGTTTTGGTGTGTTGGGCAACTAACACACCAGACCATTTAGGAAAGTATTATGGCAAAAGATAAAGAATTAATAGAAGCATTAAAAAAAGAATTAAAGCATTACGAAGTCTATGGAAAGGCAGATCGTGCTGAACAAGTTAAAAAAGCAATTAAAGCAGCTGGTGGTAAAGTTGAAACAAAAACTGCAAAACCTAAAGCTGAAAAAAAAGTAGAGAAAAAGAAGTAATGCCAAAACATTACGGTAAAAAAATGAAAGGTGGCAAAGGTAAAGGCAGAAAGAAAGGTAGATAATATCTTATGGCAATTACCAATGGCTACTGTACACAAGACGAATTAAAGACGTTTGTTGGCATACCTACAAGCGATACGGCAGATGATACTTTAATTGATGACGCAGTAAATGCAGCTAGTCGTCAAATAGACGCTTTTTGTGGCAGATACTTTTACCAAGATACTTCAGCTTCTGCACGTAAGTTTTTCACTAATGATCTATATAGATTACGTGTAGATGATATTTCAACTACTACCGGGTTAGTTGTTAAGTATGATGATGATGATGACGGTACATACGAAGAAACCGTAGCAAGTTCAGATTATCAAGTATTACCAATCAATGGCATAGTTGGTGGTATTACAGGAAATCCATTTTATATAATAGAACTAATTTCAGACGGTAATCACGAGTGGCCACTAGATTATTCAAGTAATAGACCACGTGCAGAAATAACTGCAAAATGGGGTTATGCAAGTGTTCCAGAACAAATTAAACAAGCTACCTTAATGTTAGCTAGTGAACTATTTGCTATGCGAAACGCACCACTAGGCGTTGCTGGTGTTGGTGATTTTGGCGTAGTCAATATTCAACAGAACAGAGAAATAACACGATTAATTGCACCATTTCGTAAAGGTACAGTTTTAGGTGTTTCTTAATGGCTACACTTGCAGAGATTAGGGACGGTCTTAAAACAACTGTAGGCAACATAAGTGGACTACGTTGTTACGATACAGTTCCAGATAACGCAATAAACTTCCCGGTTGCAATCTTTATACCAACAGAAATAGAGTTTGATTTAGCTATGCAAAGGGGAACTGATCTATATACATTTGATATGTTAGTTGCAGTTCAACGTGCAGATAGTAGAACAGCACAAGATAAACTAGACGCTTTTATTACAGGTAGTGGAAGTTCAAGCGTAAGACAAGTAATATATAACAATAAGACTTTAGGATTAAGTGATACAGACGCAAGGGTAGTTAATATGACTAATTACGCAGCAGATGTTAATTTAAACGGCATTGACGGTGTTGGTGCTAATTTAACAATAGAAGTTTATACGAAAGGATCGTAATGGCTAGATATAAGATTATAGGCAACAAAAAAGTTATGGATAAGGTAAAAGGCGAAACCATAACGATAGATGATGAAAATGTTGCTAAGTCATTAATAAAAGGTGGTCATATAGAACCTACTACTATTAAAAAAAGACGTGCTAGAAAAAAAGACGGCACATTTAAAAAAGATGATAAAAGTACACCAGATATTAACGAAGCGTGGGAAGAAGTAAATGGCTAAATTTGTATTTAATGACGGTAAAGTATTTAGTGGTGGGTACGACTTATCAGATCACATCACAAGCGTAAACCTAGAGATTATGGCCGAAGAACTAGACGCTACAACAATTAATAGTGGTGGATTTCGTGAAAGACTAGGTGGACTTAAAGATAGTACCTTATCAATGGACGGCTTTTATGAAGCAGGTGCAAATAAACCAGACGCTTTACTTGGTGCGTCAGTAGGTAACGAATTGATTGTTACAACAGTACCAGACGCAGGTGTAGGCAATACTGCATACTTTATGAAATCAAGATTATTT